TAACTTACAAAATTCATTATCTCCACTAATACCGATTACATTAGCTTCACTTACTAACATATCCATTCCCGCAATTTCTGTTGGGCATATGAAAGTAAAGTCTTTAGGATAGAAGTAGATTACTGTATAATCATGCTTTAGTGGGTCATAGTGTTCTGTTACAGAAACCTCTACAAACTCATTGTCAGCATTAACACCCTGCAAAGTAAATGCAGGAAACTTCTCACCTACCCCAATCATGATACATCAAACTCCTCTGAGACTTCCTCAGGTGTATCACCACCTTGGTCGTTTACTCTTCTTAAGAGTTCTAACTGTGCATCAGCAGTTGGTCTTGGAAGAACATCATCCATTGACTTTAGATTAGCCACTAAATCTTTCTCCCAGTCCTCTAGTTCTCTTGGTTTACACTTAAGAACTTGTAATTGATATTCGACATTAAATACCTGTGGGCCAGTCTTCTTTCTTTTGAAGTGGATATCGTATCCTGTGACTGGGTCGGTTGGGTCACCCAACTCTTCCATAGCTACTAATACTTGGTCGAATAGTTTTCTTTTCAGATTAAGAACTTTTACACTTTTATCAGCGTAGTCAATGCACTGAACGGCATAAGACCATCCACATTTTAAGTCTGGGTAAAAATCACGAACATGGTCATGTTCTTTGTTATTAAAGGTTTCGGTATTTCTATCAAATGATAAACACTCCATAGGAATATTTTTACCGTTTTCGCCCTTAATCCAATAGACATATCTAGGTAGTAAGTCACCAACAAGTCTTACATGATGGTCTTCTTTACCTGCATAGTTATAAGTTTCGATCTTCTCTTTTTGAGCTGATCCTTTAGTTTGATTGAATCCAATCGCCATATTTTTCTCCGTTTGTCTCCTCAAATAAAAAGTGTACCCGTCCATCTTTTAATTCAAGCAGTCTGTTATTATTAATTATATCATCTGATATTGGACACATCAGATAATCTAGTGTGGTGTCTTTTGAATTTACATAGTCGTGATAGTTACGAAATGATGCGACACCTGCATATTCCACAACTTCTCTATCACTCAATGCTCGTCCTCGTTCAAGTAAATCTTTCGGGTTAAGAAGATAAGACTTGCCTCCGAACTTATACTTGTAAAACTTAAATGTTTTATCGTAGTAGTTTTTAGGTTTAATTTTGTAAGTTATAATTCTGAGTATCTGAATAATATCACCAACGTTTCCATTGCTTACTCTCATTATCTTATTCCAATTAAATAACAACATATTATACCAAATTTTTGAGCGCGTGTCAAGAACTATTTTTCTGAGCTTTTTCAGCTTTAACCTTTTGCATTTTTTCCACGTCTGCGGGATCCATGGTAGCATGTACTCCTGCCATAGCCATTTTTATTAAACTTCCTTGGAAGATATAAGAACCGCAATGCATTAACTCTACTAATGGTAGTGCATATATATCTATGCCCATATTTCTACATATTTCTGAGAACATATAATCTTCAGAAAGATATCTATTTTGGTCATTGATAATACAATCAAAGTATGCCATTATCTGCTCACCAGGTGCAAATTCTCCTTCTCTAATATGGTCAGGAGTGTATAATCTTTCAGGATGATTTTTATCATATTCTTCAAATACTGACCTATGTATAAACATAAAACCTGTTGCACCTTCTTTAATTTTTACAGGTTCGTATACAGGTGCTTGTCCATCAGGATATTCATCAGGTAATGGATTAAACACCATATCTCCTGCTACTTTCTCCAAATCTCTAGGGTTATCATCATAATCACCGCTTTTTGCAGCGTGTATTACTTTTTCCCATGCTATTGTTTTCTTTGGATATAAAGCACAAAGTATTCTCATATCGTCATTTTCTGACAATAAATGCCACATATATAACATATCCATAGCGCCCCATGCAATATCACTGTCTATGAATAATAAGTAATCTGCATCACTTTTCAAAAAGTTAGCAACACAATAGTTTCTAGCTCTAGTAATTAACGACTCGTTGAACATGTAGTATATTTGTAGATGTAATCCATGATTCATAGCTACTGCTGTAGTATCCATCAAGGATTTTGTATACAATCCATGACACATTCCGCCATACATAGGAGTAGCCAAAAAGACTTTATTCTTTTGCATTTCAGGTATGTTTAATTTTATTTCTTTCTTATTTGTCATAAGATATTTACCTCATAATCTTGTTTCATGTAGTAGCCCAGTCTTGCATTTGCTTGACGGGCTGCCGTTTTTCCTTTGAGATGAATGTCTACAACAACAGGCTGCTGTTTACCTTCTTTCTCTCTAATTACTCTACCAATAAGCTGTGTTAACAAGGGGTCATTATTTATTGGTGTACCCAGTACTAAACAACTTAAATCGTTCAATGATATGCCTTCTGAGAATATAGACTGTGTACCAAACAAAATATTTTTATCTTTCTTTATTTGATTCATTACTTTATCTCTTTCAGCAAACTCCATATCTCCTGTTATGGAAACTGCTTTGTCGCCACACAATTCAGAGCATGCTTTCAGAAAAGCTACTCTATCAGACACTACTAAAACTTTGTGTCCTTGTGCGGCATACTTTGCAGCAATCATACTTACACTATGAACATATTCCTCATTAAATGCAAGATGATTTATTCTTTCTGCCCAAGGAGTATACGCACCATCAAGGAAGCGTACCTCAGACTTAATTACATCAATCCTAGGAGTCATGTAATTTTCTTTTGGTGGTTTCATTACATTGTGACCAAAGTAATCTCTGAAAACCACATGGCGTCCATCTTTTCTTTCTAGTGTTCCTGTCAAACCTATCTTATAACGAGCGGGCATTTCATCAACAATCCGAGTAAAAGTCGGACTACTAACATGGTGCATCTCGTCTAAAATCACAGTTCCGAAAACTTGTTTGATGTCGTCCATTTTTCTGTACAAACTCTGAATATTCCCTACAACGATTGGGGACGAAGTATCAAAGCTACCTGACCCGATTCTCCCTGCTTGTATTCCAAAGCAATTTTGTACATCTTTTTCCCACTGATTTCTTAAGTTAGTTGTGTGGGTAACAACTAATGTTTTCTGACCTAACTTCTTGGCTATAGCCAAAGCCGTTATTGTCTTTCCCCAACTTACCCATGCGTTAACTATTGCATTGTCTTGTATCTCGTCATATACCTTCTGTTGGGAAGGTCGTAAAGTATACGCAAAGTCAGGTAGTTCGACTGGCGATGTTACTCGCTTGTCGATAATCTCATAATCAGCAGGGACTAAATCTTCTCTTCCTACTGGTATAGAAATCAACCCATCTTTTATCCATCGTATTGTTTTGAATACTATAGGTGGGTCTGTTGGAATACGTGGAGCAATTGTATATGTAAGCTCCTTTTCGATATCCGAACTTAATTTACTATCTACTGAAAGATAGATTCTGTTAGAGTAGACTGCCTTCATAAGTTTGCAATAAATTCTAAATCTTGTAACTTCCAGAGACGAACTAACTCTGTATGATTATTATCCCAAGGGGATGACCATCCTACTTTTTGTTTTCTGTTACGAACATGTTGTGGAAGATAGTCTTTCATTACTTCTCTTAATAAATATTTATATGTTCCTAATGCATAATCGGGATGTTTCTTAAATTTTACACCACTTTCTATACTCAGTATATATCTTACAAAACTTTGTGATAAAAATACTGGTCTACTTTCCATTCCCCACATTCCTGTGGTTTGGTCTGTTGTAAGTATATTTTGCTCTGATGTACTTACTAAATCATACCAAAGTGCATTATTTTTCCAATCAGTTTTACTAAAAAGATGTTTAGGAATCCAAGTTTGTTTACTTGCGTATCTTTCTATAGTTTCCATATTATATTCATCATTATAATATCTATCGTGATGTTGATATCCTGTAAATAATTCATCTGCGCTATCTCCAGTTAAAACTACTTTACATCCATCTTTATGTGCTTGTTTACATAATGCAAATCTAGGAGCTCTTCTATTTTTATCCATCCATGGATAATGAGTTCCATTTAACCACATTCTATCATAATGATTAACATGGTCTTTCTGTAATCTTACAACTTTATATGGAATATTCCATTCTTTGCAAGTTTGTACAGCCATTTTTGCTTCTCTTCTAAATGCATTGTGGTCATAGAATTTAGCTCCACCTTTTTCATAATCACATATGTATGCAGTTAAGTCTAGTTTAGAGTCTTTTAGAACACCTAAAGCACACGTACTATCTAATCCTCCACTAAGAAATAATGCAGTTTTCTGTTTATTCTTAGCAACTTTGTTTATACTTGCAATCAACTTTTGTCTAAACTCTTCTACATCTATTTTATTACTAGTTATTCTAAAGTTTGCCCACATATTTTTTATCTGTAGCCTACCTGTATTTAAATCAATAATGTATATTGCTCCTGGAGGTACTTTTATTATATCTTTCCAAGGATTAGTTGTTCCCAACCATATAGGATTAGCTAGAAAATATTGTATCATTTTTTCATTAAATTTTTTCCAATTTATACTTTTTAAACTAGTTGTTACTGTTATTTCTTTGCCTTTCTTATATAGCCATAATGGTTTTGCCCCAAAATGATCTCTAGCTACAATTAGTTTATTTTCTTTAGGTTTGTAATAGACAAAAGAACCATGCCAATCTGTATTAGTAATAAAATGAAAACCAAAAGTATCTAGTCCATTTGCTAAAAATGCAGTATCATTTGCTATATTAGAATCATACATTTCTCCATTAAATACAAGTATGTTTCCTTTTTTAGTTTTGTAGGGTTGTAATTGATGTTCTCCATTTACATCTAGTAATACATGCCCAAAAGCAAGTTTACCGTCACTGGCATACCCTGTATCCGTTGGGCCTCTAAATTTTTGTCTATTTGTTAGAAGCTCTATATCTTTTACTCTAGTTGTTACTACGAACCCACACATGATTGTTCCTTATTTTGTAGCCAAATTACAAGGCTTTTCTTATGTCCTTTAGATAATGGAGTAACTTGATGCATTAGTTTACTACTATAAAGAACTGCATCTCCTTGTTTCAAATCAAAATCATGACCTTTTATTTCAAAGTCTGCACCTTCATACTCATCGCTTGAACTTAAATTTATAGACATAGATACAGTTGCTATGCCTGGTTCAGCATGCCACTCTAATCCTTGACCTTCTTCTTTATAATGCATTAGATGTGCATAAGCCTTTTTACTATAGTATAATTTTTGTTCCCAATGTTTTTCAGCAGTTTCTTTTAATTTATCCATAAAAGTAAAATGACTTCTTACAGTGTAATAGTTTCTGTCAACATGGTTCATTTTACCCTTTCTATTTAATCCTACTTCTAAAGTTTTATTTTTACTAGCAAACATACAGTAGTCTTTCCAAAATTGACACTCTTGTTTACCAAAAAACTTAGGAATTATTAACACCATTTTTGTATTCTCTACTTGCTTGATGTTGTTTTAATATACAATTATCTGTATCTATTCCTATATATTTACTATCTAGTCTACTCCACTGTTTTTCTGTTAATTTATTTAATAGTTCAGCTAACATAATTTGATCCCACTCTTTTGGGTTATTTTGACAGTGACGCATCCATCCTTTTATTATTGTTAATGTCATTTCATTATACGGAATAAATATTGCACTTGTTATAATTTCCCATTTTGGAGGATGTATCTGTTCGCATCCTACTAACAATCTATTTTCTTCAGTAAACTCAGAAAAATCTGGTTTTGCTAACCATTCTGAATCTGCGTCTACATAAAATAAATCACATTCATGTTCTTGCATCATTTCATAAATAAACTCGGGTTTTATACCACAATTTTCTTCCCAACTACCTCTTTGTTCATATCTAGTTAGTTCTAAGTTTACTTGAAACTTTTCACATGAATTTGCTAACGGTTTTACTACTTCGTCGTAGTTTGGTGTATAGTATGCTATTATTTTCATTCTACTACTTTATACTCCCTTATTGTATCTACTTGTAAATCTTCCCATTTTTGAAATTCTACATCATAACAAATCAGTTTATCTCCTGACTGTTTCTTTATATGAATAGGTATATTACAATGTTTTTCAGACAGAGTATACTCTCTGGAATATACTTTGCCAGATTTTAAACTTTCAAATGTGATTAACATTATACTTTTTTCTAACTTACTTTTGAGTTTTTCGATATCGATAACCATATCTTTTCATGCCCCATATATGCTACTAGCTTGATTAACATATCAAGCCAGGCTATGCCTGCCGCATACTCAACCTTGCCGAGTATCGCCCAAGCGATTAAAAACGTTATTGCTGTTGCTAATATTCTCCAAGTAATTGCCTTGTAAAATATTACTAAATTTTCCTCCATGTATCCTTCTTTTGCTCCTCACAATATTCCCATATTTTCCATGGTATTCCTTTTTTGTATAAAATTCCTGCCCAACTATTACCT